CAGCACGACCGGTTCGCCTAACACCGTGGCGGCGCCGGTGCGTTCCCTGTGGCAGACCGACACCATCGGCGTGCGGATGCTGCTCGATCTCAACTGGGGCATGCGCCGGACGGGCGTCATCGCCTGGACCCAAACCATGACGTGGAACTAACGTCCCGCAAACTGGCCGCGCAAATGCGGCCTTATCTTTTCTCATAACAGGAGGCCATAACCATGGCTGACAATCTGGAATCTCAACAGGCAGCAAGAAGAGAAGCGCGCAAACAAGTGCAAGAAGAAAGTCGCAAAGCGATGCAGGAGCATCGCGACGAGCGCAAAAAGGCAACCGAAGAACAGTTGAAGCGCGCGGAAACATCGCAGCCGACGCCGACACAGGAGGAAAATGATCTCGCGCGAGTCGGCGTTCAGGTCGACAAAAAGGAAGACGACAAGAGCGGCCCGACGGTGATCACGCATACCGTGGTCGCTAACGAGCCGCTGTCGGCGCACGGCTATGAATCTGCGGAGGCGCGCGAGACTCGCAAGGCGCAACAGGCACAGGCAGCTCAAGCCTACCAAACCAGGGCGGCAAGGGCCAAAGAATAGTGCAAATCTTCGGCCTGCACGTTCCGTTCACGAAGGCGTTGAGTTCCGTACCGTATACGGGCGGCAGTGGATGGTCGTATCCGATCATCCACGAGTCGTTTCCCGGCGCATGGCAACGCAACATCTCGGTCGATAGAGATAGCGCGGCATCGTTTCACGCTGACTTCGCATGCAAGACGCTGATCGCGCGCGACATCGCCAAGCTGCGCGTGAAGCTCGTCGAGCAGGATGATAACGACATCTGGTCGGAAATAACCAATCCGGCTTTCAGTCCGGTCTTGCGTGAGCCTAATAGCTATCAAACCCGCAATCAGTTTTGGGAAAGCTGGCTGCTCTCAAAACTATCCCGCGGCAATACCTATGTGCTCAAGGTCCGCGACGCCCGCAACGTCGTCACCGACCTGCATGTGCTCGACCCGACGCGGGTGCAGCCGCTCGTCTCCACCGATGGCAGTGTGTTCTATCGGTTGAGCACCGACTATCTTGCCGGCATCCAGGAAATCACGGTGCCCGCGCGCGAGATTATTCACGATCGATTCAATTGCATGTTTCATCCGTTGGTCGGCATCCCGCCGATATTCGCCAGCGGCCTCGCCTCGATGCTCGGCCTCAATGCGCAGCGCGCATCCGCACTGCTGTTCGAGAACAGCTCGACACCCGGCGGCATACTTACTTATCCCGGCGATATCAACGCGGACGAAGAACAACGAATCAAAGAACAATGGGAACAGAGGTTCTCGCGGATAAACATGGGGCGCGTTGCGGTGGTGAGTGCTGGCGCCAAGTACGAAAAATTGCCACTGACCGCCGTTGAGACGCAGATGATCGAACAACTGAAATGGTCGGCGGAAACCGTGTGCAGTGTTTACCATGTGCCGCCATACAAGGTGGGAATCGACGTGTTACCGCGAGGCTTTACCAATCTGCAGGCGCTTAATGTCGAGTATTATTCGCAATCCTTGCAAAGCTATATCGAGGAAATAGAGGAACTGCTCGATCATGCGCTCGGCATCGCCGGATCGGGCATGGGCACCGAATTCGATACCGATAACCTCTTGCGTATGGACAGCATTGCGCAGGTGACCGTCATCAAGGATGCGGTCGGCGCGGGCGTCATGTCCCCGAACGAGGGCCGCGGCAGACTCGATCTTCAGCCGGTGACGGGCGGCGATAGTCCATATCTGCAGCAGCAAAACTACAGCCTCGAGGCACTGGCCAAGCGCGACGCGCAGGCCGATCCGTTCGCGCCGGCAACGCCACCGGCACCGCCACAACAGCCAGCCGCGGCTGACCATCCACCGCCGCCTGACAAGCCAAAGCCCGATCCGCAAAAGCTCGCTGCCATGTTCACCATGGAACTAAGAGAGGCGAGGGCCAGATATGCCGCCGCCGCCTGAGATCACCGGCGGCGCCAAGGGCGGGCTGTGGAATTTCAATACGGCAAGCACCGACACCAGCACAGCTCCGGTCACGGGCCGCTTTCGCACCAATACCGGCACCTATCGCAACGCTACCCAGATCGCGATTAATAACATCACCGAACAAGGCATCAATCGGGGCGACACGCTGCGAGCCTTGCTCGTCGATGACATCATCCAGTGCCAGGACTCGCTCGTCAGTGCTGCCTGGTGCCGTTATGTCCTGCAATCGCTTCCCATAGACAAAGGCGGATGGTTCCAACTCAACGTCGCGCTGGAAGCCGATGGCAATGTTAAATCCGGCGAAAATCAGGAAGTTCTTGTTCTTTTCACCGCCAACAGCAATGCCGTCGCCGTCCCCGTCTATGCTGAATCGACGGCATACATATCCACCAGCATACAGATGGTGGGGGCAGTTGATACGATTCCGCAGCAGACCGATGGCATCCAGCTGCTGACCGCTTCGATCATACCGAAGCGGGCTCCCAATAAACTTCGTATTCAGGCCACGATTCCGTTTGGGTCAACGCAAGCAGCCGGGGCGTGGTTTGCACTGTTTCGAGACAATACAGCGGCGGCCATCGATGCCTCGGTGGTCTTTGCTCCCGGCAACAACAAGGGAGCTATTGCAAAACTCGACATCGATGTAATGGCGGGCACAACAGTTGCAACAACGATCAAGCTGCGATGCGGCAATCTGAATGGTAGCAATCAAACCCTGGGCATCAATGGTGTGGCTGCGCGCTGGATGGGCGGGGCCTCGCGCGCAACTCTCTCGATCACGGAGCATGTCTGATGGACCGCACAGAGATCACAGCCCTGGCCGAAGGTATGGTGCCGTTCGTGCGCGAATGGATCGCAGAGGCAACGTCGGTGCCACCCGAGCTCGCCGAGCAAGTCGCAAGCGCGGTGCGGCTGTTGCACGAGTCGCCGACGATCGAGCGCAGCGAAGCGCCGCGTTCGGCCAAAGTCACTCGCATCGAGCGCGACGCGGACGGCAACTTCGTGCCGGTTTATGATGATCAATCTGTCTGAAACTGCGAGTAATGCCATGCTCGACGAGCTGTCCCGAATGATGGACGGCGGCAGCATCGAGCTATTGTCGGACGAGCGCGTGCTTGCGGTGCTGCGACTTTCCGATCCGGCGGCCATGGCCGCGATCGGCGGTGAGATCGAGTTCAATGATATTGCCCAGGATATAGCGCGGGCAAAAGGCAATGTCATGGCGGCGCGCGTCGTCGCCGCAGACGGTAGCGAAATCTTTTCCTGTGATGTCGGTGATGAGAACAGCGATGCGGTGATCAGGCTTACGTCATTGCAGATCAATCGCGGTGCGCCGGTGCTGATCAACTCGTTCCGGCTGGGGATGCCATGATATGGCGCAGCAGACTATCATTGTCGGTGCCGCGCCGAATGACGGCACCGGCGATCCGCTGCAAACGGCATTCACGAAGGCCAATGGAAATTTTACTGAGCTTTATGCAACCGGCAATGTGGTGCAAACGGCTTATGCCGAGGTCACGACGCCTGGTGGCACCTCGGCAGCAATGGCCGGTGGTGCCGATACTATCCCGCAACAAACCGATGGCGTGCAGGTTATCACCTGCAGTATCACACCCAAAGCATCGACCAGTAATCTTTTGATCGATGTTAATGCCCAATTAGCAAGCAATGTTGCTGCCAATTACTGGGCGGCATTGTTTCGTGATGCGACAGCGGCAGCGATCACGGCTGAATTTATCGGTTCTGCCGTAGGAGATACGCCGGTAACGGCGCGCCTTGTTATCCGGGTTGCTGCCGGTTCCACATCGGCCACGACATTCAAGCTGCGTGTGGGTAGTTTTGGGGGTATCTCTATGGGATGGAACGGCCTTTATAGCGGGCGCCGCCTCGGTGGGGCTTCGCGTGTAACAATGACAATTGACGAACTCAAGGCTTGAGGTGGGATCATGGCGATCGACTATGCCACTAGCGATGAGTTGATGAGGAACCCGATTTTTCAGGGTCGCTGCCGCATCGCCTGCTTGCAGTATGCCAGTTATATCACCGGCGAGGATGCAATAGTACC